AATATTTGTTTTAAACCAACGAGAATACTTTGAAGAGTTTTCAAGAGCATACGGGGAAAATCCAGCTAAATATCTTAAAAAGTTAGACCAATTAATGGCTAAGGCCAAGGAAGAAGCTCAAATTGGGGCTGAACAGGGGCAGAATGGGCAAGAAACCGCCCCAGGAGCGCCCGGAGGAGCAAACCCGGCTGAACAGGCGCCTGGAGGTGGAGCGCCCGTACCTGGGGCAAATAACGCCCCGGCACCAGTGCCGGCGCAAGTAACACAATAAACATATGTACAACATCGAAGCATCACGCAAAAAAGAAGCCATGGAAGCAAAAGAAAAACAACTCAGTAAAATGAGCGCCATGGACTGCCCGGACTGCGAGCCGTATATTTATCTCCCGAGTTTTCGTTTAGAGAAAAAAGATTTGCCCGAAATTGCAAAATGGAAAGTGGGAACAGAATACGAAATCAAAGTGAAGGTAAGAATGACGAGCTACGAAGAGCATAAAAGTCTAAGGTCTCCGGAGAGCCGAGCAAACGGAGAATTTGATATAGTCGGTCTGGAGCCGATAGAAGAAAAGAAATTAACTTAACATATATGATTAGACGGATTTTAATAAACATTTTATTCAGATTAATGGACAGAAAAATATCCTACATGGATATTAACGATAAGAAAATTCAGGACTGGCTGACGCGCACCTACAACGATATGGGGTGGCGGGAATATTTCCGCAAGCGTGATTTAACTTTACTTAAAACCATGGCAGTTGGGGTAAATAGAGAGCAGTATTTAATACTCGTGGGACAGCGAGCAGAACTACTGAATCTATTGGGCAAGGTCGATAACGCCAACCATGTGGAAGTTAAGAAACAAGCCGAGCGCGCAAAAGAGCTCGAGCTTTCTAAGAAATTAAACAAAAAGTAATTTATATGTCTAAGCAATTAAATTTAAAAAATTATTTCTTTATCAACGTACCGCAACAGGCGGCGCTATCAATTCAAGACTGGCTATCACGATTAATGCTTCACGGAGAAGCGTCGAGATATAGAACCAGGTTTGTCAAAATGTTGGTAGAACGGGCAACCGAGATTGATAAGGAGAGAATTAAAATGTTAAATGAAGTCGCTGATAAGAAAACTGTTGAAGAAGAAGTCGATGGAAAGAAAACCAAAGTCGAAAAAACGATTTTCTTGATCACCGATAAAGATGAGAACGGTAGATTTATAATTGACCCTAAAACTCACAAGCCAAAAATTAAAAGTGAAACGTTGGTGGAGAAGGAAGGCGATACTTATAAAATCTCAGACGAGAACAATAAAAAGTTCGAAGAAGAATGGAAAAAATATCTTGAAGAAATGTTTATCATCGATGTGACACCGGCAACGTCCGACACTATCTACGGGGTACGAGATATCCTAAAGAAAACAGAAGAAGAGTTCACCGGGCGCATGGCAGTTTTATACGATGAATGGTGCGAAGCGTTTGAAGCTATTAATGAGTCTAAAAAATCGGACAAGGTCCAGGAGCCAAAGGAATAAGTTCATTAGCAACCCAACAAAAAGACGGAAACATTTTGAGAGCCGAGAGGCCCTCATGGTGCAACCCTTTGGCTCCGTCTTTAAAGGATTAAACCGTGGGTGGCTCTCGGACTTCAACATCCGAGCAATTTACACTTTGACATCTTGGGGTGACTTACCCAAGTCCAAATAATTAAGTTTAATAAATATGTCAGAAGAAAAAACATTGAGTTTAAACGGTGGAGAGGAGATAACTTCATCCGGTGGTGCTCAACCGGGAAACAATGCTCAGGCATCAGACGAAGACATCGACAAAGAAATCGATAACATTCTCGCTAAGGGCGGGGATGAAGACGATGACGATGATGATGACGACGATGATACCATAGTTCTGCCTAAGAAACAGGTCGAGAAACTTAAAGAGAATCTAAAAAATTATAAAGATGGTTTATTATCTGTTAAGGATAAATTAAAACATTCGGCTAAATCAAAAACAGCCAGTAATAATGATTCCAAGAAGACCGACAAAAAGGCAGTCGACGATGACGACGCTCCAATTACCAAAGGAGAAATCCGCTTGGAAAACGAGAAGAAGGCCATCGCCAAGGCTTGCGAAGACGAGGACATTGAGAAAAACTGGGCGGAAATCGTCAAGAATTACTCACCTCGTCACGGAAAAAACTCCGTCGATGATATTGTAAAAGATATCAAAGCAGCAAAGTATCTCTGGGAACGGGAGAAATCTGAAAGCGGGGAGGAAAACGACGATGAAGAGGATGATGATAAAAAGTCAACCGCTGAACTCGCTGCCGAAAAAGCCAAGACTGCCGGAACTGCTTCTAAGGGGAAGGCAAAGGAGTCGAAGCACGTGCTTCCAACAAAAACTCCAGTAAAAGATTGGTATCCTAAAAAGGATGCAAAATAGTCGAAATCTTTTATCTAAAAAACAAATCACAAAAGTCATATGTTTACACCACAAAGATACGATGAAGGCAGACTCTCCACAAAACAATTAGCTATTAGCCAGACTGTAGTCAAAGGCGATGGTTTAAAGTGGGTTGGTGGATATTTAGCTGTTATCGCATCTGGTTCATATCAAGACTGTCGCTACGTTGCGATGGAATCCGTCACTTCTGATGGTTCCTCACATCCCGACATTATTGTTTGTCCTACAGATGAAGATATCGAATTTATCGCAGACTGTAACATTGCTGTGTCTGTTGTTGATCGTGGCACTTACGCGGATATCGCGACTAAGGCTTCTATTGATCCAGACGCTTCAACTTACAATGACTTTTATATAACTGACATCCTGGGAGCTGCAGAGACCGCCACGCAAGTGCTTGGTCACTTCACTCGCACGATTGCCTAACTATAAAAGAATATGCCTATCTTAGTATCAGATTTTCTAAGCTTGACTGATGATTTGCAAGGGATCTTCAACGAGGTCGCCAGTAATAAAGTATCGGAAAACATAGGGTTTTCGGTCTTCAACGTATTTGATACGGAACGAAGAACGTTTGACCATTTAGTTTTGCACGGTATCTCTGGCATCAAACGAGTAACCCCTGGCCAAGATTTACCAAAGGTCTCCGGTGCGGAGGGCGATTCAGTAACTTGGACTCAGGAATACTTCGGCGCAATCGCGGCGGTTACGAAAGAAATGCGTAAATTTGATTTACACAATCAAATTGACGGTATCGTTCGTTCAATCTCCGAAGACGCCTTCGATAAGGTCGACCAGTCTCTGGCCGATTACCTTATCCATGGGTGGTCAACATCCTTCACGGATGTCTACGGTGGCGCAGTCTCGTCTGTCGGTCCTGACGGTTTAGAGTTATTTAGTGCCGCTCATACCAATCCGATTACTACCAGACAATATAGCAATATAATTTCTGATGGTACGAATACTAATGCTCCTTTGTCAAGACAAGCAATTGTTTACATGAGAGCTCAAGGTTTGAAGCATAAAGACCCGAACAACTTAGTTCGCCCGATTTCCTATGATACACTTATCATCGGTCCGGATTTAGCGGATGAAGCTGATCGTATCATTAATTCCCAGTATTTACCGGGAAGCGCTAATAACGATAAGAACCCATTATACGGTAAAGTTAAAATTATCGTTTGGCCACGTCTCGCGACGGCGGCTGACGGAACTGACGGAACTGCGTTTTGGTTCTTAGCGGACTCTAAAGGTCTAAACGAAACTTTGCAGTGCTTATTTTCTGAACGTCCTTCACTGGACGCGCCAGATCAGGTTTACGCCAATAAGAACTGGGAGTATTCCTTAGATTTCTTCTACGCTATCGGTATCGGCTACCAAGCCTATATCTGTGGAAGTAAGGGGGACAAAAGCTGATAAGTATTGCTATTCATACTGATTCTTGATAGAATGTAAGTATGAAAAAACAATGCTATCAGTGTGGCCGAGAGTTTTCGAAGCCAACCAACCAATCAAAAAAAGATTGGAAAAAAAGAAAATTCTGTTCTGAGGAGTGCGTTGGTTTGTGGATGAAAGGGAAACCAGCGCGGAATAAAAACTCTGTAGAGAATATAATAGAGAGTGGAAAAAAATTCCGGTTTATTAAAGGTAAAAAGTTCTCCAAAGAATTTAAAGAAAAAATGCGAGGAAGAACTCCCTGGAATAAAGGAAAGAATGTCCACTTGTCGCCAAGAACAGAATTTAAAAAAGGTTCAATCCCTTGGAATAAGGGGCTGGGAAATAAGAATGAAATTAATAGAATTAAACAATCAAAAGAATATCGGGAATGGAGAAAAATAGTGATGTCAGAAAGAAAATATACTTGTGAAAGATGCAAAGAGCAAGGTGGCCGATTACAAATACATCACGTAGAGATGATATGTGTTTCTCCTGAAAGAATAATGGACAAAAAGAATGTGATACTTGTCTGTTATAAATGCCATCGTTTAATTCATAAACACGAACAACCAGTTAACCAATTCCTAAAAGAAAAATATTTGGCAGCGAAAACTCTTGGTCACGTCCACTTAAAAGAAGACAGCAAATCCTAAGTCATCAAATCTAAAATAAAATTAGTCGGCCTCGGGGGAGAGCCGTAATCTCCCCCAAAAAGGTTTTATAAAAAAACTCAACGAATATGTCAACAAATTTAGACTGGTCAAAATTAGTGGCCAAGAATAGAGTCAAAGCTCCGGGGATGCAATGGAGTAAAGAGGAACTCGACGCTATCGCTCGCGGTGTAAGCCCGGACGATGTTCGTGCCGGGTTGCTTGAAATTCCTGAAGACGTTCCAGGTGCGCCAAAAAAGATAGAGCGGATGAATAAATCCGAACTATCACAAAAGGCAAAAGAGTTGGGGATCAAGTTTGATGAGAAGTTCGCGGTGCGAGCTGATCTCATCTTAGAGATCAAAAAGGCGGAGAAGAAAGCTAAACTTGACGCAAAGATTGCGGAGAAAAAAGCTTCTAAATAAATCAAAATCGCCTTGCCTCTTTTCTCCGAGACAAGGAATGCTGATAAAATGAGAAACCAACTTCTTAAGTTGAAAAAAATAAATTCAACAAAGGGCGAGAGACGAATTGCAGAGATTCTTAAAAAACATAAAATAAAATTTAAAGCCAAGTGGCGAATCGGAAAATATGAGGTTGATTTCCTGGTCAATAAAATGATTATAGAAATCGACGGAAATGTTCACAAGAGAGCCAACA